CTCTCGTGGAGCTCATATCAATCACATGGTAGAACAGCTTCAAATTCTCAGCAGATTCCGACGTGCGCATCAAGGTCGATTGTTTGAAGGTGACGCAGTCACGTTGATCAACGAAACCAACAACTATTTTGGTAGCCTGCGACGCAACATCAAATCACTGGCCACCAAATCAGGCTACAATCGATATTTTGAATCATGGCAGCCAGACGCTGTGAGTGAACAAGAGTTGGTGGTTGAAGATTTGCGTGACCTTTTTGTGGAAACTCGCATTGATCCCAGAATTGAACAGGCCTTGCCGTTGCTGGCCAAGATACAGGAACAAAACATGAAACAGGCAGACATTTTTGAAACCTGGGCCAATAGATTGGTTGAAGGCACTTGGGCTATTCCAGACACCGAAGAAAAAATGACACAGTTAAAGCTGTTTTTGAGCCAGCCACAGCCAGTGGGCGCTGATGCTGACGCGGCCACATCAGCACTGTCTGACATACTGGGCGACGATTCGCTGTTTGATATGCTGGAAGAATTGGCCGAAACTGATCCAGATTCTGACGCTAGACCAGTGGTCAAGGCCTGGTTAGACGCCAATCAAAATTATCCAGAAATTCTAGCCATTGTGCGTGAATTGGAAGCTGAGCCTGATGTGGATCAAGAAGTGTCAATGACAGCGCAAGACTTGCCTGACCAGCAGGCCAACATGCGAGAAGGTGACAATTTGGCCAATCCTCTGGAAGAAGTCATGAGTCCTGGAGCCATGGGCATGTTTCCCGAAGATCAAGACATGGCGGAGGCATCTATTTCTACACAAGTGAACTTGCCTAAATGGCAAATAGGATTACCTGTGTTTGTCAAACATCTTGGACAAAAAGGCAAGATTGCTTCATTGAGCAACGATTCTGCTATTGTTGATGTTGGCATGAGACAATACCGTGTGCCACTGGATGGTTTAAAGAGATATCCGAGTCAAGGTGTGGCGGAAGGTTCGAACGATACTATCTACCCTAACGCAGAAGTAATCAAGTCAAAAAATGGCAAGCCAGTTGGTGAGATTTACCAAGATGGTAATAGTTGGGGCGCCTTTCATTATCGTGCAGACCGTGGATATGATTTTATCGACAGCAGAGAAGAAGCCATCGAAGCACTTCGAGACCTACATCAGGAAACAGGTCGCAGTCGTCCAGACTATACTATCAAAGGTGTAGCGGAAGGCCAATGTAATATGACCGAAGCTGGTGAAAACTGTCCTGTTCACGGTGTAGCCGAATGCTGGGTTGGAGAAGTGGCTACGGATCCCAAAGGCTGGAAACAGCCAACTGGTGCTGCTTTTGAATCATCTTTGGCAAGAATAAAATCTTTGGCTTTGCTCAAATGACATAAATACACTTGACACCAGTAGCACAAACGCATATACTCACTGGGTGTATGCGTTTTCTATTTGTGTATAGGCAACATTCTAAGGCAACTTAGCAAGGCATACAACATAGGCAACTTTTAAGGAGAAAATACTATGGCATCTTTAGCAGAAATTCGAGCACGACTACAGGCAGCCGAAAACAAAGGCACACAAACAGGCAGCGGTGGAGACAACGGCATCTATCCGCACTGGAATCTGGAAGAAGGACAAAGCGCAACACTGCGATTCCTTCCAGACAAAAATCCCAAAAATGACTTCTTCTGGGTAGAGCGAGCCATGATTCGCTTGCCATTTGCTGGCATCAAGGGCGAAATGGAAACCAAACAGGTCATGGTACAGGTACCCTGTGTTGAAATGTGGGGCGAAGCCTGTCCAATCTTGGCCGAGGTTCGCACCTGGTTCAAAGACAAGAGCCTGGAAGAAATGGGTCGCAAGTATTGGAAAAAGCGCAGCTACTTGTTCCAAGGTTTTGTGCGTGAAAATCCAATCTCAGACGAAAAAGGCATTGAAAACCCAATTCGTCGATTCATCATTGGTCCTCAGATCTTTCAGATCATCAAAGGCGCACTGATGGATCCTGAATTGGAAGAACTGCCCACTGACTTTATGCATGGTCTGGACTTCCGCATCACCAAAACACAAAAAGGTGGCTATGCTGACTACAACACTTCCAAGTGGAGTCGCAAAGAGTCTGCGCTGACAGCGGACGAGCAAGGCGCCATTGAAAAGTTTGGCCTGTATGATCTTGGTACATTCTTGCCCAAGAAGCCCACAGAAGTTGAACTGCGTGTGATCAAAGAGATGTTTGAAGCATCAGTGGATGGTCAACCATTTGACATGGAGCGTTGGGGTCAGTACTATCGTCCAGCTGGCACACAAGCACCTGCTGGCACTGCCAGTCCAGCAGCCGATGTGGACGAAGACACTCCTGCGCCAGCAGCCCGACCTGTTGTGAAACCTGCGCCAGCAGCCAGCAGCTTCGACGAGGATGAGCACACTCCGGTGGCAGCAGCCCCAGTGGCCAAACCCGCTGGCAACAGTCAAAAGGCCGAAGACATTTTGGCCATGATTCGCGCTAGACAAAACAAGCAGTAATTGTCTGATCACGCAAGAGCCCAGGCTCTTGCGTTTCTATCTCTATAGGTAACATATGGGAAAACCCTTCGACGTATCAAGATTCCGCAAGGAAATTACCAAATCAATCGATGGCCTCAGCATCGGTTTCAACGATCCCACTGACTGGGTCTCTACAGGCAACTATGCCTTGAACTACTTGATCTCAGGCGACTTCAATCGTGGCATTCCCTTGGGCAAGGTCACTGTGTTTGCCGGCGAATCAGGTGCTGGCAAAAGCTATATCTGTTCCGGCAACATCATCAAAAACGCACAACAGCAAGGCATCTTTGTGGTGCTGATTGACTCAGAAAACGCCTTGGACGAAGACTGGCTCAAAGCTCTGGGTGTAGACACCAGCGAAAGCAAGTTGCTGAAGTTGAGCATGGCCATGATTGATGATGTGGCCAAGACCATTTCAACATTCATGAGTGATTACAAGGCCCTGGCCGAAGGCGAGCGTCCCAAAGTTATGTTTGTGATTGACTCACTGGGCATGTTGTTGACGCCCACTGATGTGAACCAGTTTGATGCAGGCGAAATGAAGGGTGATCTGGGCCGTAAGCCCAAAGCTCTCACTGCCTTGGTGCGTAACTGTGTGAACATGTTTGGTTCATACAATGTGGGGCTGGTTTGTACCAACCACACCTACGCATCACAGGATATGTTTGACCCTGATGATAAAATCTCCGGCGGTCAAGGTTTCATTTACGCCAGCTCTATTGTGGTGGCCATGAAGAAGCTCAAACTCAAAGAGGATGAGGACGGTAACAAGATCTCCGAAGTCATGGGTATTCGCAGTGCTTGCAAGGTCATGAAAACTCGCTATGCCAAACCCTTTGAAGGCGTACAGGTCAAGATTCCCTATGAGACAGGTATGAACCCTTACTCGGGTTTGACAGACTTGGCCGAGAAAAAAGGCCTGCTGAAAAAAGACGGCAACCGATTGATGTTTGTGACTTCAGATGGTGAGATTATCAAGTTTTTCCGCAAAGGATGGGAATCAAACGAAGACGGCTGTTTAGACCGACTGATGAATGATTTTAAAAATCAAAAAGAAACGGTAAGTACCTCTGAGGAGGACACAGAATAATGCATGATTTTGCCAGTACCATTTGGGATGAACTCAAACGATATATCAACACAGTAGATAGACTGGAAGCAGCCGAAGTTATGGTCAATGTTATGATAGATAACGATATTGATGTTGATGATATACGGTCAGAATTCAAAGGTGACGCCGATATTCGTCGTGCGCTAAACGCATATCTTGACAATGACAAAGATGATGCGGCCGATGACGAAGATTTAGACGATTCTGAATATTTTATGGATCAGGATGAAGATGAATGAAAACCATAGAAGTTATTATTGTTCATTGAAATTTCGTTTCTTAAAAATTGATCTAGAATCTCTTACAACTTATAATTGTCATGCTGCGGCACCGCATGACATAGATTTTGATTTTCTTGGTTCAAATGCCGGACAATTATTCAACACTCCTATAAATGTTAATGAACGACAGCAAATGTTGGATAATCAACGAAATGCCAGTTGCGAACAAAATTGTTGGGCAGCAGAAGATCGAGGAGCAATAAGTCCTCGACTGGTTCAACAAGGAACAGAACGCACTCATACAGACCTCAAGCTTGCTCCTGAAGTTTTGGATTTGACCATTGGTGGAGACTGTAATTTAACCTGTAGTTATTGTTGTAAAGAATTTAGCAATGCCTGGCGCCGTGACATTTTGACTCATGGCGACTATTCATTTTCGTCAGCAACTGATCTAAGATTTGTAGGCAATGATAAAGATCGTAAATTGGTCATGCTAAAACAATCAGATTTAAAATCCAGTGAACAATACCAAATATTGTTAAATGAAATTAGATTGATATCTCCTACTTTGAAAAAAATTATTATCACCGGGGGTGAACCTTTTTTAGATAACTTTGTTGAAGAGATCATTGAATCATTGCCTTTGCCACCTACAGCCATTATTCAAATTTACACAGGATTAGGAGTGTCTTGGACTAGATTTGTTCGCGTGTTGAATCGTTTGCAAACATTGCCCAATTTGCGATTGGTTGTTAGTGCTGAAAACACAGATCAATTTTTACAATTTAATCGCTACGGTATAAAGTGGGAAGAATTTGCTAAAAAAATTGAGTATCTCAAAGGCAACAACATTAATTTTGTGTTTCAACCCACAATTACCAATTTGACTGTGTTTGGATTTTTGGATTTTTATCAAAAATACAACCAATGGTTTGATCGGATATCATTTGCTTATCAACCACGAATGATGGCTGTGAATGTGCTAGACGATCAAAGCAAGCAACAGCTAGAACAGCAGTTTATGACCTTACCATCACAGTTTAGAGATCAACTGACATCCAGCATGAAGACTCGGCCCAGTGATAAAGACCAGCGCAACATCAGCGAATTTCTCACGCAGTACGTGGCTCGACGCCCAGATCTAAGACTCACAATCTATCCCACAAGTTTTTTACGTTGGTTAGGACTTGATCATGTGGTACAGTAAAATTGTATCAAGCCTAGGAGCAATTCCTGATTTTATATCTCATTATGAGCACGAATTAACCCAAGCTAAAAATGAATGTCGAATCAATGGCATAGTAGAAAAAAATATCAAAGAACTGCCAGGTGTCACAGAACATCGCTTCAATCAACTTCAAGAGATTGAAGCAGTACTACATTATCTCAATATTCAACTGCGCAAAATTCGACGCAAGCACTTTCAAAAATATCTTGAAAGCTATGCTCGTGCTCTCACTTCTAGAGACGCAGAAAAATATGTTGATGGCGAAGACGAAGTCATTGACTTTGAAACCATTATCAACGAAGTGGCATTGTTACGAAATCGTTGGCTGGGCATAATGAAAGGCCTTGAGACCAAACAATGGCAAATGGGCCACATTGTAAAGTTACGTACTGCTGGCATGGAAGATATCTCTGTTTAGCAATTTCTTTTGCGGAATTCCAGCAGCCAACTCGCTGATTGTCCATTCAGTATGAGCTATGCGTTCCAGCCATGCGTCGCGATCGGGCTGATGTCTAGATTCAATTGTTTTCAAGTCTATTTGAGCCACCGGTGCTGCCAAGCTTGATTGATCTACAAATGCTGGCACACCATTTAAAATGGCCTGACTGCCAGGTCCGCTGTTGAAGTTTACCACAGCCCAAGCCTTGCTGATTCCGTTGTCATAATCAAAACTGTCGTAGGTTTGAGCGAGTTTTTTTGGTATTTGTAATTTTGTGAAGTCGAGTGTGGGATATCGAAATCTAGGATGTGGTCTAAATACTATGGGCCGATCAGTGAATTTTGCCAGCTGATCAAACACAGATTGATACCATAACACAGGATCAGTTTGCTGCCATTGGCCACTGTCTCCGCGTTGCCCTACCACAACTATTTCGTTGCCTGTTTTGCGCCATGGCCGGGCAATCAAGGCCAATTTGTGTAGACGTTTTTTATCATACGGTTCTACCCATTGAGCTGTGCCTGTGGTACCATTTACGCCCAGTTTCCAAGTACGATCTCTGTGTAGCATGCCAACTTCTAACACAAAAACTGGTTTTTTGGCATTGACATAGTGATTATAGATTGTGCGATTGTTGGTCATTCGGCCAGACCATACCATGCTCCATATCACAGCAGCATCACATTCCAGACTGTTTTCCGCAGTGACAATGCCAAGTGTTTGACACCCAGTGAGAAATGCCTGTAACACAGGCTGACCATTGAGAGCAACTTGTTTTGTAAAATAGGCCAATCGCATGGGTTAAATATTTAACTATGCTACTGCCACCCATTCAAGGAAAATTCAAACAAGATAAGTTTTTTATCTACGTAGCTGCTGACTCTGTTTATTTTGATCGGTTTGGTACAGCACTGATCAACAGTGTGATGCGCAACACTGACTTTGGAGTTCATGTTCATCTTTACAATCCATCACAATCTCAAATAAAGTTTGTACAAAAAAATCCACGCACCAGCGCAACATGGGAAATTATTGCCCCCAACCAATTTGATTCCGCTATAGAATTTTGGAGTCAATCCTCTTTGCCTGAACCTTATGCTGGTCGTAGAAACAAGATGTTGGGGCTCAAGCAATTTTCAGACAGTGCGGATTTGGCAAATTGGATTCGCAAAACTTACTATGCTTGTATGCGATTTGTTCGCTTGGCTGAATTTGTTACTACACCAACATCTTTTTTAGAAATTGACATCGACGGCATAGTGCGAAAACCATTTGTCACTGTGTTCAATGACGGCAAAGATTTTCATCTCTATCAAAAAGAAAAAGGTGGACACTTAGCTGGCAGCATCTTGTTCAATCAAAGTGCCAACAGTTTGATCTTTATACAGCAGTTGGCCGCTGCTATCAAACATGAAATTGAAGCAGACAATATCTATTGGTTTCTGGACCAGCACTGTTTGGACAGACTCATACCTGGATTCAATCGCGGACTATTACCGATCAGCTATGTAGACTGGCACATGCGCCCAGACAGTGCCATATGGTCAGCCAAAGGCAAACGCAAAGAATTGGAAATATTTAAAAAAGAACTTGGTCGATATCTATGATGTATATCAAGAACTGGATTGATCAAGAATGGTTAACTGATATATATCAGCAACACAAACGAGAAAACTTTGAGGTACTTGATCAATATTTAGATACACCGCCATTGGCCATATTAGACATAGGCTGCGGCCTGGCCTGGGAAAGCAGATTGTTCAATCAAAAATATGGCAGCACTCTTTGGTTAATTGATGGCGACAGTGAATCACAGACACTGACCAGTCACAGCAGTCAAGCCAGATACCACAGCCAGGCAGATACATTTATGTACTACTACCCGTTGGATCATCTCAAAGGTGAGCTTG